GGGGTCATTTTTTGTTGAAAGTGGGAAACGCCGATTTTAGACCTTAAATTCTGAGACCAAGAATCAATAACTTAGACCCGAAACCTAGAAAATAGCAGGGTGGGTTTTTCCTTATTATGCTGAAACCCGCATAAATGCTAGGCACTTTACATAATAACGGTTATGCGCAAACCGTCATTCTTAGGTAAAAGTGGGATTTAGTGCAGACCGGGATCGACTGGTGCTGGTGTGGGTTCTGGCTCTGTAACCGGCTCAGGCTCTGGTTCTGGCTCAGTGACCAGCCCGGTCAGTGCTTCCAACTTGGCGAGCAACTCGGCTTCGATTGTTTCGGGGTCACGAGTCTGGGAAGTGATTGATATATCAGTGGAAAATAGCCCACAGGACTGCCCAAGCAGCCGTGCTGCTGCGACCTCAACCATAGGCGTACCTTCATCCAGTAGCTGGCGGAGTTTGGTCAAAACGCGGTCTCGGTCAGTGACCCCTACAACCAACATAGCCTTAGCCTTTCGGGCCTGAATCTGTTCCACCAATAGTGCAACGTTAGGGTTCGCCGCTAGGCGGCTCGCTTCCACCCGGATAGATGCGTTCGACATTGGCCCACTGGTTGTATCGTAGACGGCGCGGTAGGTGTCGCTGAGATTGTTCGTTTTTCCCGAAGCGATCATCTCGGCGAACTTGCGTTGTTTGGGCGTGAGTTTTTGCTGCTTACTTTTAGTCATGATTCCAAGCATAATTTCCACCTTGTGGCTGTATCCATACTTTCACCAGTATTAATATTTATACAATACTGTTGCACTGTTTGGCTGTTCTGGTTATGTTGGGTTTAGTATTTATATATATATCACCACCTAGGAGATGCTAAGTGTTTGGATTTGAAGGTGAAATATTTGGATTACTGGATAATGGCGTGCTCGCGCTGTGCGCGATGTTCGGTATTGATATAGACAAAAAGCTCGGTGGCAGTGGGGTCAATGGTGCCTTGTTCGGGGCATTGCTCGGCAACACCTTGAGCGATGCAATCGGGGCAATCGCTGACCCGGCGTTGCGTGATAACGCAATCGGGATCACTGCCGGTTGTCTGGAAGTTTTCGTTGTTGTCTGGGTCGGCTTACGACTCTGGCGATTATTCACTGGCCGCAACGCGGCTTAATTTCACACTATTAGGAGCAAAAAATGTACACACCGCAACTCTATCCACTAAAGGATTCTATAGGCAATGTTCATCATGTCGGAGTGGTACGCGATAGCTGCACTGGCACATATGTCGGATCAATATGTGAAGGGGTTTCTGTTTTGATGTTATCGGGTAGATACCGACAGCCAGTGGTAGCAGTCGGGGAAGCCAATACGCCACTGGAAGCCGCAAAACAGGCAATGCAAAACTACAACGCCAGCAGCTAACCGCCCACCACAACGCACCCACTAAGCCCGGCCCGTCCGGGCTTTCTGGGTGAAAGGATCAACCAAACCATAAGAGGATTAAACCAATGCAATCATTATTACAGGAAGAATTAGAATATTCGCAGATATCGCACCCCGGTATTTTCCACCGGATGTACTACACACCGACGTGGGAACTGAAAATGATCCGCCGGTCATTACGCTCGCCGCTCCGGTGGGTGGAACGTTTAGCCGCGTTCATAAACGGGAACTCCATGCATTGCGATGCAAACGGCAATGTTCGCATCACGAGCATAAAAGTAAGCGACGATGCCGCAAGGCTGGCAATTGTTAATCTGATTTTACAAAAAAGGGGGGCATAACCAATGAAAGAACAGATAAAAGAATTTATGGAACGCGTCAATAGCGAGATAGCCGGCAAATATGCCGATTCGCCCGACTGGATGAAAGAACAAGCGCAATTAACCGTAAGTTATGGAAAAAAATACGCCAGACTTATGAGCAACAATGGCGGTAGTGCTTGGGGTTTTATCAATCTCAAAACGGGCGATCTATTAATGCCCGCCGGTTGGAATCGCCCAGCAAAGCACGCAAGGGGCCATATATCGACCGCCGAATATGGACGCAACTACACTCAATACGGGCCGAATTACCTTAAATAAAAGAGCAAAAAAACGTACCCCACCAAGCCCGGCCTGTGCGGGCTTTTTGGGTGAAACCATAGACACATTTTAAGAGGACTAAACCATGCCAGTATTGATACGACCGAAAAAACTACCCAAGCCCGCCAATACGCGCGGGTTTGTGATGTACGCCGGACCCTCCGTGCTTGATCGGCAGCCTATTGTTGTTATAGCAACGATGAAAAGTAGCAATGACAAAACCGGCGACATGGTGCAGGTTTGGATTCTGCGTAGCGATATAGACCCGGTTGCAGCGTCAAAAATAGGCGCTGATATTTCAATATGCGGGAATTGTTTGCACCGGCATTTTAACAAAGGCGCTTGTTATGTGAACTTGGGACAAGCGCCTTTGGCTGTATATAAATCATACAAGGCGGGCAAATATCCGGCATTCGATCCACAATTGCATAGCCGCTATTTTACCGGGCGCAAAATCAGGTTAGGCGCTTATGGCGACCCGGCGGCAGCGCCTTATGAAATCATGCAATCGTTAACGGAACTGGGCAGTGAGCATACCGGGTACACTCACCAAATTGCTGGTAAACAATTCGATCCGCGGTTTTTGTCGCTGTGTATGGTATCCGCTGATAGTCCGAAACAAGCGAAAAAGTATCAATCACTGGGCGCAAAAACATTCCGCATAGCAGCGGAAGGCGACAAGCTCACAAACAACGAACTGCAATGCCCTAACCAATCAACCGGCATTCAATGCATTGATTGTCTGTTATGCGATGGCAGCAAGCGAAACATTGTTGCCGTTGTTCACGGTTCACGCGCTGGGAATTTTAGAACCGCAATCCAAGCGTAAACTATACGCTACAACGTACCCCACCAAGCCCGCCCGGTGCGGGCTTTTTGGGTGCAAGATTTTGTAACCTAAACCAAAAGGGGTCCAATAGATGAATATTACAAAAAGGCAATTTGACGCCATACGGGAATTGCACAGCCGCGGCGGCGCTGTCCTGACTTCGGAGTGGGTCAATGGTAGCGGCGCACACACCACCCGGCGCGTAGTGCCGCCTTACTGTGAGCGGATAGTGCGTGGCATATCAGGCTACTACCCGCAGCGTATCCGGTTGATGTTTGAGCGGCATCCGCGGGCATTGGCTGTTGTCGCTATTGTCAATATGCGAGCGGTCAATAAGTTATTGAACCCGCCGACCAGCCAAGCGTAATCTATACGCTACCAGTGGGGGCCGCTAATGCGGCCCCTTTTTTTTGCCTGTAAGGTTTTAACGCGCTAAGGGGTACTTACCCATAGGGTACAGCCTGATCGTCGTATAGGCGGCCACTGGGGCGGTCTAACAAGCAACAAGCAAACACCGGACAGTCTCACCTAGTACAGCCGCCCGGGTCATTGATAGCCGCCCTTACCCGGTCATTATTCTCATACTCTCACGCGCTGCACTCCTGCTCTCACGCGCTGCACTCCTGCTCTCATGTTGTTGCTTTGTTCTAGTGTATCGTTTAAGCTATCCCAGATTTCAATCAAACCAACGAGGACATTACATGAAAGAAAAATTAATTTTTATGATCACGATGAAACGAAGAGAACAGGGCTGGACTGACGAGGCAATTAACAAGATGCGTAAAAAGCTCTTCAGAACAAAGATCAGCGACTTGAAAGCCTTGAACGCAGCCATCAAATGGCCTGAGCATTGGAAGCATCAATAAGAAAATACTGGTTGACATATTCACCCCCCCCACTACCCCGGCTTGTCTGGGGTTTTGGGGTGCAAGGATCAACCAAACCAACACAGGGGAAACATGACATGACTAGCTTAACAAAGGATCAAATTGGTGAGATTGAGAATATCTTGCTGACGCACGAAAAGCACAAGGGCTGTTATATGTGGAGCGGCGACAATGGGAATCTGGGGCAACGTCGCAGGCAAGAATTTGATAATCATTATCAGTTCGATGATGTCTCCGTTTCTCAGGCTATGACGCAAAGCCGGAAAAATACCTACTATCAATTGCGGGTCGAGGTGGACGGAGTGAAAAAAGACGTTCGGGTGCTTAAAAACCTGATCAAAAACCAGCATATGCAGAATTAACCGACGTTGACATATTCACCCCTATTAACCCCGGCCAGTCTGGGGTTTTTGGGTGAAACCAGAGGACAAAATTATGAAACTCAAACTAAAATTTTCCGAACCAAAAACGATTGGCGACGGTCGCACCGTTTCATCGTCACCGCTGCCGGAAAATGCCGATGACTTTTGGGCATTCTGGCGCGCTGAAAAACAGGCGATCAAGGCCGCCGGTTACTCGGTCGGAAAATTCAAAGATGAATGGCAGATCAGCAAGTGGAACGATAAAAAAATCGATGCCTCGATCATTGCCGATTCGCAAGCGATCACAGCGCCCGCAGGGTTCGACGTGCCGGTGCCTGACGGCTTGAGATACTTCCCTTACCAACTCGCCGGGATCAAGTTTCTGGCGGAGCATGAATCGGTCTTGCTGGCCGATCCGATGGGTCTTGGCAAGACGATCCAAATTTTGGGATTGCTGAATCTTGAGCGGCCCAAGACCGTTTTGATCGTCTGCAAGTCCAGCCTTAAAATAAACTGGCTGCGCGAGACTGAAAAATGGCTGGCCGAACCGCGTTGTATAGCCGTGGTGAACGGCGGCAAAACACCGTTCCCCGCTGACCCAGACATAGTGATTATCAACTACGATGTATTGAACAAACATAAATCGGCGCTGTTGTCGCGGACGTGGGGCTGTGTGGTGTTTGACGAGTCTCATTTCCTAAAAAACAACCGAGCGGCCCGCACCAAGGTGGCGCTGAAAATCAAGGCGAAACGACGCTACGCCTTAACCGGGACACCGATACCGAATAGGCCCATTGAAATCCAACCCGTTGCCGGATATTTAGATCAGAAAGAATTTGGCAATTTTATGGGTTTTGCGAAGCGTTACGCCAACGCCCACAAAAATAATTTTGGTTGGGATTTTGACGGGTCATCGAATCTTGATGAATTGCGCGAACGGCTGCGTTCAACCATCATGCTTCGCCGTGAAAAATCAGCGGTGCTGCCCGACCTGCCAGCGAAACGTCGGCAAGTGATCGTGCTGCCTTCGGATGGCTACGACGATGTGCTGGCCGATGAGGCGTCGTTTGCCACGATGGGTGATGCTTTGCTGGAGATCAGCAAGGGTGATCGCGTCAGGTTTGAGGAAATCTCAAGGGTCCGCCACGCCACCGCGCTGGCAAAGGTGCCAGCGGTTGTCGATCACCTTTTGGCAATCGATGAGCCTGTGGTGGTTTTCGCCCACCACCATGACGTGGTTGAAGCTATTGAGAAGGGCTTGGAGGACTCGCGCAGCGTGGTGACGCTTCATGGCGGGCATTCGCAGGATCACCGGCAAGCCGCAGTGGACGATTTTCAATCCGGCAAAGCCGACGTGTTCATCGGTACCATAGGAGCCGCGGGTGTTGGGTTGACCCTAATCCGAGCCAGCATTTGCGTGTTCGCAGAATTGGATTGGGTCAGCGGAAGCCTGAATCAAGCCGAAGATAGACTTTGTCGAATTGGGCAGCGTGACAGCGTTTTGTGTCAGCACATCGTGATCGATCACTCGCTCGATGCTCGCGTCATCGAATTGGTGGTGAGTAAACAGAGCATCACTGACACCGTGCTCGACACCTACGTTCAACCGTCCCCAGAGGCCGTGTCACAGCCGCAAACGGTGAGCCGTACACCAACCATCGAGGAACTGGCTGAAGCGTTCAACGTCGAGGCTAAGGACGAGGTGCGTGAGATCGACCTGCGGCAGATACCTTCAGGGCGTTACGCCGTGCCGGGTGGTGACACACGGCTGAAGGTTTATATCCGGCACGTCGATGATGGCAAGTATTCGGGTTGGTCGTTTGTGACCGACTGCGCCATCTACGGGGACCAAAACCGATATGGCAACCAGCGACCCGGTGGCCTCTATTGCGGTCAGATCGGTGAGGCACTGCAAACCATCGTAGAGGATCACGTCGCTGCCGCTGCCGCTTATGGGCGCTTGGTCGGCACATGCGGATTCTGCAACACCCATCTTGAGAATGAGGAATCGATTGAACGCGGGATCGGACCGGTGTGCTACGCAAAGTATTGCAGCTAGCACTTTTGTTGCACCAGGTTGCAATGTTCAATTGTTTCGTATAGGATTGTTTTTCATTAAGGGCTAAACCAAGAGGGCAAGAGGAGAAAGTGATGAAAAAGGTTGATAGATACACGCGGGCTGGGGCTAACGGAAAAGCAATCCAGTGCCCGATTTGTGAGCATCATGCAATTGTTTATCACTTTGCTTGGGGCGCTATAACTTGCCTTGGATGCAAAGCAATGGTTGATAAGCAAGATTTTTTAATTCCAACTGACGAGTAACTGATTGGTTATCAGTCGAAACCGCTGGAGAGGTCAGCGGTCTTGGAAAACCAAACGAGGACAAATGAAATGAGAATTAGCTTATCAACTTACGAAGTCATCGAGGCAGTCGCGGATTTTGTGCAGACAAAGTACAGCATGACTGTAGATTCAGACCTGATCACTGAGTCATCGCTTGAGTATCAGGAACGAGAATATGTGTACAAGAAGCACAAAAATGGACGGCTTAAAAAGGACGAGAATGGCTACAGAATTGTTGACCATGAAAAATCGAAATGGATCACGAAGTTTATTTTTTTCAACGGCGAACTCCATTTACAAATCGACTCAGAGGACTAAACATGGCTGGCTATGACTTAGATTTTGGGATGAGCAACAACGCCATTGATGCCTACAGCAATGGGGTGCGCCCGTTATCACGCTGGACCGTCGAGTTACTGCGCGAAGGTGGCTGGAAGGAGACACGAACGCTTGCGATGTACCTTGCCAAGAGTGGTTTCTGGCCGTCGTTTGAATGGCATCATTCTGGCGGCACTTGGTTCAACGAGGTCAAATTTTACGACGTTGAATACCTTGTCGAACGCTGGGACGATCTGACCGAGGCGGAACGTGATGAGCGCCGCGGCGCAGCTAAGTGCAAGCCCAAGGCAGAGGAAGGTCGAAAGGTAAGCGGTCACTTCACGATTTGGGGTGGATCGCGCCGCCGACCAACGAAGATGGGCCAGCAAGAATTCACCGGGATTCTGCGAGGCGGATGGATTCACCTTGACGGGGGCGGCAGAAAAAAAGCCTCGGGCAACCACATTCAATGGCGCTATTCTGAGGAGCGAACGTGGATGGAATGGGTGCAAGAATTGACACACGAGCGGGCTTTTGAGGAAAAAAAGAAAAAAGTAGCAGAAGCGATTGCTTCAGGAGCTACGGTAGATGAAATGTCACGCTTTAACAATGGGTTTTTTCGGCCAACATTGATAGCTATGGGCCATGATCTTACTGAGGACTAAACCATGATTGATTTTATGAATTTTTTTGCCGAACCATTTTTTGTAATGGGCGTGGTGTTGCTTCCCTTAGCAATCACTTATTTCAACGACTAGAACGACTAGGAGGACATGACATGAAACCGAGAATAGAAAATTTTGACGATATGGAAGAAGTGAAGAACCCGGACGGTTCGTTCAGGGGATACAAAAGCATTAACTTCGACAATGCTATGGCTGATTATAATCGTGAAGAAAGGAAAAGGTTCATTCATATGTTACTTGGTGAGCTTGATGGTTCGCCTATGGTTGACCCGCAGATCGGAGACATGAGCGAAGATGTAAGCATTGTTATTTATAGGATTCTGAAGCTGAAAAAGTTTGAGGTTGATCAACTGATGGCTTATTTCGCTCTGCGACATCTAGGCAAGACTCCCCGAAACCAAGCTATCAAGAAAGTCCTAGAAGATGAAGAGAGAGGAGTGAATTGACATGGGTTTGCTGAACGACATCAATCGAGAGTGGGATTACGAAGCATCCCAAATCAACTGGAGCATCGGCTATGAGTCCGATGAAATTGCTGATGATGGCTACCCTGTTTTTGTCGAAACCAACAAGGTCGGGTCCGAGGCCATTGGGGAAATTCCCGATGGGGAATATGCTCTCAGCGAACAAGCCTACGACTACAAAAACTGGAAGCCCAATGTGGAAAAAGAATACAGGGTTTGGGTTTCGCAGGAAAAAATCAATGTCGTTGATGGCTACGTGGACATAGCCAGCGCCAAACGCGCTGTCGCGGATGTTCTCAATCAAGCTGGCACATGGCACTACTTCATCGAGCAAATCTGGCTAAGGTCCGATGGGACGATTGGGATGTTTCTGGGCGCTTAGAAAAAGGAGGAATACAAATGACAAAGCCGACGAAGGCTGAACTGAGAGACATGGAAATCATGGCAGCGGTTGATGGCGAGGAAGGTTTCGGCGGTGAAGCGGTAACTACTGCGGAACTG